CACTACAGAAGATCGTAGATGATTTGTTTCCCAGTCACGATCACGGCATTCCAGTGTGTGTACAAATGCTCCCGTGCTGCATGGTAGTGTACTGGCTTACGCATGTTCACACGGTTAGCTTTGTAGTCAGTAGCAATGCTGTCTCTGAAATTAGAAGAGCCTGTCAAGAACACCTGAAACTTACTGGGAGATAAATCATCTACGATCTTCTGTAGTGATATGTTCAGCAAGTGCAGGCAGTTCTCAACAGGCTCAGTGTCTGCAGCAAAGCCGCAGGCATATACTAATGAATCAGCATCTACATGAACATTCATAAGTCTTCAGGATCTAGGTCGAGTTCATCAAAGTACTCGTGATCCTGCTGCCGTTGAATGTATTTACGTAGTCGGAGATCAGCGTAATCAGCAGCATCATCGTCGCTAAGATCTAGCTCTTTGATTGCCTGCTCGTACCATTGATCCCAGAGTCTGGATTCATCAGGGCCTTGCTGCATAGTTCCCCCTAGTCTGCGCTACCAGCAACGATGTCATCGAATGCGCTAGACTCAGCAGCATCAAGATCACCAGTGCAGTACGCTTCAAGATCACGTGCTGTGGCAATCACGGTAGCAGAGTCTACGTCCTTCGCCTTAGAAAGTTCCAAGAGCTTGATAGCATTCCCGACACAGTTCTGTCGAATGATGCTCCGATCACGAGCAGAGTCTTTAGGAATAGGCCAAGACCCAGTACTAGTAGTTCCACCGCTAGGAGCCGGTGCTCCTCCAGTCGGGACAATACTCGTGATGTTCTTGTAGTTACCTTGCATCTTGTAGTCGAACTGGACGGACTGTCCTTTCTCAACGCCAGGAGATTTAAATCCATTGCCGTACCATTGTCCTTCGATCTTAACGGAGTATGCAGTCTTCTCACCGAATCGGGTGTTAACTTGCTTGGTGGATACTGCTTCAACGATGCCAGTTTGCATCACAATGTCTCCTTCATGTGACCCCATGATTTACCCCATTGCACTTCAGCTTTTAGGGGAAGGTCGAATTTAATTTTAGGATTGAATCTTGCATTAAAGTATTCAGGTGCTGCTTCCATTATGGATTTAATATTACTGGCTACCTCCCTGTGGTTAACATGACCACTCACATCAAACAAGATACTATCATGCACTGTATTAATAAGCAATACATCTGGGTTATCGTAGAAGTTATCAAACAGTACACCTAACATCATAGGCACGATGTCACCAGTAGCTAGACCCTGGACAGGATAGTTCTTTATCTGCGTAGGAGAAAAGTCTGTCTGCCTGTCGGACCAGTCTGGTGCGTCCTGCTCTATGAATCTGTAGATCCTGCCAGTGACTGACTGAAGTTCACCAGTACCAGCAGGTAATCCGTTATTAGTGCGGTGCTCACTAGGTATGCGTGACTGACGCACTTTCTCGACGTTATTGTCTTGCCAGTCTTTAACGCCAGTGTAGCGGTTGTAGTAATTACTAATAAACATCTTGGCGTCGTCGATGCTGATGTTGCAGTTCTTAGCTATGCTGTGGGCACCAGCACCGTACTGTAGCTGGAAGCTTGGACCCTTAGCTTTCTTACGCTTGAGTATCCAGTCCTCGTCACCCTGCTGTACTCGGAGCTTGATGAAGTCATAGCCGTGGTTATACAGAAAGCTAGCAGACATACAGTGTAGGTCGATACCGTTGCGTATGTCAGCCATCAGGTTCTGATCTCTGCTTGCGTAGGCTAGACCTATTACCTCTAGCTGAGAGTAGTCTGCCTCCATTATCACACCGTCAGTGAATCTGCTGACGATGCACTCTTTGATACTCATGGTTATCCCTCGTAATAGTTAAGTACACGGCGGAGAGCTTTCATTATTTTCTTTATTTCTTTAGTGTCTTCTTCTGGGTCGTAAGAGAACGCACCATATCGTTTGTTATCTAAGTCATACTGAAACCCTTCAAGAGTTTCTCTTAAAGATTCCCGAACAATAGCATCAGCAGCATCGTATGTGATCTCAACTAGCATCCTCAGCCTCCTGTTCAAGAGCATTCAATGCATCCACAAGAACTTTCTGCAGAGCTATTTCAAGAAGCCACCTGGTAGCTTCAGTGCTCACGTCGCAAGTAAGAGTACAGCTACCATCTTCGTGTTCAGTTATCTTTTTTACATCAATGCTAAAGTTATCCATTAGCTGCTCCTGAGATTCTGTAGGTTAGGTGCTGAAGAACTGAGTCTACCTGTGTGAGTGTTGCAATGCTTTAGCTCACCGTGAATGTATCCATCTGGATACTGCAAGGCTCGGAACCCATCGTAGTACGTACTGACCTGCTTTGCCAGTTCCCTGTGTCTGAGTACCAGCTCACAAATATCCTTCACGCCAGGCTCAGTCTTGCGTAGGTGGTCCAGCACAGTCACGCTCACATCGAAGCCATTGCTGTTAGCACTGATGATGTGCTTCATCGGATCTACCTTGCGAGTGAAGTACTCTTGCTCGGTGACTCTCTTTGTCTTGACCTGACCTTTCTTCATGCCTGACTTGTACAGCACAGGCTCACCGTCATCATCAAGTACTGTCTCGTGAGTTGAGTAAGGCAGAGCACCACCGAATATCACAGCAGATACATGACGGTTACTGCTGATGTTCAGCTCTACGTTCATGGCACCTACTAAGTTTTTGAAGTGTGCTTCTATGACATTCATGTCTCTTCGACACGCTTCACTGTAGGCATGTGCTGTATCACTGTCGAAGTTCATACCGTTGAACTCCATCACAGTGGTAGCCTTCAGTGCTTTCATCTGGGAAGTAATCAGGGGCATCATCTCTAGGGCTTGAGCTTGCTTGACCTGTTCTAGGAACACCAGCTCTGTGTTCAGTAGATCTTGCTCAAGGTAGGGAATGATCTCTTCTCGTGGTATGTCTGGCGTATCTATGCCGTTGTTCCAGTACTCTTTCATGCGAGAGTCTTTCAGTGTCCCACCGTACCTAGCAGCTAGCTTATCCAGGGACATCATCTTGTCTACCTGACCAGTGAGTAAGTACTCAGCTAGCTGTGTGTCCCAGATAACGTACTCTTTGAACTGATCGCGGAACTGTTCGTTGCGTAGCATGTACAGCAGATCGAACTTGATGTTCTGTCCTACGATGATGTTGTTAGTACTAGGTAGGGGTACAGGATCTCTATCAAAGATCTCTGGTTCTTGGTTCATGTACTTCAGGCCGTAGTAGCAGACTTGATTGTTACTCCAGTGTGCTGAGCCTTTGTTCCTGCCGATCTCGTTGCGTATGGTTGTCTCAAGATCTATTACGCAGTACATCATTAGTCTCCCTAGCTGTTGGGATTAGTATGCACCCTGCTTGTGTACCTTGCAATCTCTGGTTGGATCTCAACCTCAAAGGTACCGTGTCTCAGTGAAGGGTCTGATCTTGCCCCGCCTGTAAGTTTGTTCTTGACGATGCTAAGACCACGTAGCATAGGGTCCAGAGATGGGTCATGGGATTTACCTATCATAATCATGGCATCCACAGCACCTTGAACCTCTGTCTGTGTACCCTCTAGCTGCTGCTGGGTTAGGTACAGTTGTCCCTCTGCGTCACCTCTAGCTTGATGTACTACGATGCTGGGTGCGTACTCAGCATAGGCTCTAGCCTTACGGTACAGGTGCTTCAGTCTCTCAACGTCAGTACCCTGTCCCTCAAAGCCTTTGAAGAAACGCAGTTGGTCATAGACTATCAGTGCTGGGTCGCTGGTTTCTAGGAGTCGTTCAACGTCATGGATGCTGAACTCTTTCTTGTCAATCAGCCGTACACGCTCACCACCTAGATCTTTGTACAGCTTCAGAGCCTTGGGTTTGTCAGCAATGATATCTTTCGTGGTCATGCCAGTGATAGCCTGGATGATACGCCACCGTACCTTGGTGCCAGCCTCTTCGTTAGCGAACCACAGTACGTCACCCTCAGTCTGGCTCAGCATGTAGCTGATCTCTGAAGTCAGGAAGGTAGTCTTACCTACCTCTGGCCTAGCTGCTACGAGTACCAGATCTCCCTTGTTCACTGGACCTAGCGATAGGTTCAGCTCTTCCAGTCTCCACTCAAGACCAGAGCGCACAGTGATACTGTCCACTAGTTCTTCAAAGTCATGGGTTACTTCAAGGGATTCAACCTCACTGAGTAGCGAGGAGTTTTTCTTGTAGTCGTCAAGCAGCAGGTAGATTTCCATTGGATCATCGCCAGTACCTTCAGCGATGCGGAGTGCTTTGTTACCTACCTCGGTGAATACAGCACGTTCCTTCAGTGCTTCAGCGATTTGTTCTTCAGCGGGTTGATCGTGACTGGGAAACTCCTCGCTACTCAG